GTTAACAGAGCCCGCAGCGCGCCGTCCCTACACCAGCCAAAGGGGCTGCTTCCCGTCCAAATGGCTGGCGGCGCGGTTCCTTCGAAACGGTATCAGCCCCTGCCCCTGGACGCACCGCCGCGCACGGCACGGCACCGGCCGGTGGCCGTCCAGCGCGAGGACGCGGCCTTGTATCGCGCCGTGGAGGTGCTGCGCGCCGCCGGGTGGCGGGTCTACCGAGCCGGCGCCTTGCACCGCGCCGACGATCGCCTGCTGACCACGGCGGAGCTGCGGCGGCTGGCGCGGACGATCACGCGGAACAGGGGGGCATGATGGCGCTGGTCTTGGATCTGCTGCTGCACCGTGACCGGGTGTCCGCCGATGCGGTGAACGTGCTGGACCGCCGGCTCGGCGTCTTCCGGCTGCACGGCAGCCGAATCGGGATGACGACCGAGCTTTTCGACCTGTGGAGCCGATGCGTTCCCGTGCTGGCGCTGCCGATCGCGGCCACCGGCGAAGTGGAGTTCCTGGCGCTGTCGGCGCTGTTCGACCCGGTGCCCGAGGGCGAGGTGCCGCCGATCTACGCCGTCCGCTTCAGCGGCGGCCGGGCCGATCTGGTGCGGCTGTGACGGGCGCCGTCTCACCCGGCCTCGGGACCATCAACGGCCGAGCGCTCCGGATCAACGGCGGGGACGAGGCCGCGCTGCGCGACGTGGCGCGGGTGGTGATGGTGGCAAACCGTTCCCTGGGGAACGCTTTGAACGGGGGGAACGGACGATGAAGACGGTTCTGGTGGTGCAGGGGAAGGGCGGCGGGCCGAAGACGGCGACCGCGCGCAATCTGGCGGTGGCCGCCGCCGTGGCCGGGCTGCGGGTCGGCACGCTCGATGCCGATCCGCAGGGCTCGCTGACCTACTGGCACGCCCAGCGGCCCGCCGAGGTCGCGGCGATCCGGCACGAACAGCGGGCGCTGGGCGACATCGACCGCAAGCCGACGCCGGAGGGCCTGGACCTGCTGGTGATCGACACGCCCACCGCCATCGAGTTTTTCCCGGAGGCGACCGGCCTGCTGTTCGACTCCGCGGATCTGGTGCTGGTGCCGGTCCGGCCTGGTCCGGAGGATCTGGTCAGCATGGAGGGCATGCTGCCCTACCTGCGCGCCCGGCGGCGGCCGACGCGGCTGCTGCTGAGCCAGATCCACCCGCGCCTGCGCGAGACGGCCGACGCGCGGGCCGTCGTCGCCGGCATGGGCACCGTGGCGCCGGTCGAGATCCCGCACCTCCAGGAGGTGCCGCGCTCGTTCCTGGCCGGGCTGGGGACGGCGGAGGTCGCCGGCACCCGCACCGGCCCGCTCTTTTCGAACCTGTGGGCCTATGTGGCCCAGGACATGGGGGTCTAGACCATGGCGACGCCGTCCTTACGCAGCCTGGGCGCCAACACCCGGCTGTCCATGCTCAACAAGCCGCGCGCCTTGGCGACGCGGGCGGAGTTCGCGGCCGACATCCAGCGCGAATGGTCCAACGCGCTGGAGGCGACGGTGGCGGTCGGCCGGCGCCTCAACGAGGCCAAGGCCACCCTGCCGCACGGCGATTACGAGGCGATGGTCGAGGCGGACCTGCCGTTCTCGGCGGCGACGGCGCGCAAGCTGCGCAAGGCGGCCGAGCTGGTCGACTCCGGCGAGATCGCCCTGGACCGGCTTCCAGAGTCCTACACGACGCTCTACGCCATCGCGACCCTGCCCGACGACACGCGCCAGCTGGCGGTCGAACAGGGGGTGATTCGTCCCGAGGTGACGCGGGCCGAGCTGGAGGCCCTGAAGCCGCCCAAGCCGGCCGCGCCGAGGGTGCAGACGCCGGGCTTGTTCGCGCTGTTAGCCGGCCCGGCCGAGGCGGAGGACGATGAAGAGGGGGCGCCGGCGGAAGCCTTGGGAACGGTCCAGGCGGTGATCGAGCCGGCGAAGCCGACGCCCGTTCCCGCCGCGCCCAGCCGCTCGCCGACGGTCATTGATGCCGAGGCGGTTCCCGTGCCCGCGTTGCCGGCGCCGGCCGCAGAGCCGAAGGCCTCGCCCATGGCGGGCGCCATCGACCGGCCGTGGTCCGTGGACCCGAACGACCGTTGCTCGATCATAGCCCGCATGGACGACGGCAAGGATTGGGTGGTGCTTTCCGGGATGCACGTCGACGCCGCCACCGCCGCCCTCGTCCAGTACGTGGTCGACCTGCACAACGCCAAGCTGATGGGTGGTCGCTGATGTCCTCCTTACGCACCGACCCCGCCTTAGCCGCCCGCTGAAGCCGCTGCTGGCCGAGGTGCTGACCGGCGAGCCGTGGCTTGCCGCCCTGCGCGACCCGCGCGACACCGCACCCGCCGTCACCGCCGCCTGCATCGTCTCGTACATCAGCCGCCGGCACCCAGCATGGGAGACGGTTCCCGGTGACGAGCTGGGCGAGGTCCTAGTCGACCTGATCGCTGCTGATCGCGTCCACCATCTGCCGGGCGACTGGCTGTTTCTTGATGCGGTAGAACGGCTGCTGCTGATGGTACGCTGGGGCGGGTTTGATCCAATGCTGGAACCTTATCGCGTAGCTTTGCGCGACTGAGGCTTCCACCCAACTTTCCTAAGCTCACTCTCCATTGACGTGTTTTCGATTTTATGCAACCGTATTTTTATATATCTCTTCATGGAGAATTACAATGATAAGAAGGATGATTTCTCTCACATTGGTTGTATTATCTTTTGTTATAAATGCTTTTCAGGCTGTGAGCGCACAAACTGTTCAGTCCGCACCTCCTGCTCAATGGTGGAGTCTGATTGTTACTCCTATTGTCGCGGGTTTTGTTGGGCTGTTGGCAGCTTTTATCGGCATCAAGCTTGACTGGATAAAAGCTGCCAACCAAGAATTAATAAAGAAGAGGATATCAGTCTATGACAACGCTATACCAAAGCTGAATGACGTTCTTTGCTTTTTCCTAATTATAGGTTCATGGAAAGATTTAGATCCAACTATAATTGTAAAAAGAAAAAGAGAGTTAGATCAGATAATGCATACGTATAAATATTTATTTTCTCCTTCTGTTTTTGAGCAGTATGATAAGTTTATTCATTTATGCTTTAAAACTTTTAATGGAATTGGCAGGGACGCATGCTTGCGGGCAGACCTACGTAAACTACAAAGAAATTGGGGAGCTAAATGGAATTCACAGTGGAATTCACTTTTTGTCAATGAGAAGGAAGTTATAGATATGAAAGTTATAAGTAACGAATACAACATTTTTGTAACTCTCATGGCTTCTGAAATAGGCGTCAACAAAAACTCTACCAGCGTATGGAGGAGAATTTGGAATTTTTTCATTATAACAATGAAAAAATGTCTCAATATTTATTATAACTTTACTGGTAGGGCTCAGTAGGAGGATTTCCTTAATAATATTAAGCCGGTTGTGTTTATGCGGATCTGCAATTTAGGATCAAGAACAAGAAACTTGACGCCTTATCCCGACCCGAGCGATCCTTCCTCCCGGAGCCTGACAACTCCATGACTAGGCGGCAAGCCGCCCGCGCGTTTTTCGCGATGCGGCTATTTTCATGCCCGGACTCCGTCCGGAGCGTGCCCCTATGCCGGGGGACGGATGAATAAAACACCCGCAAGGGGAATAGTCCGGCCTGTCCTAGTCAGGTTGTCAGCCCCCGGCGCCAGGGTCGTCCTGACAAGCGACCCTCCGTCGGCAATGCCGAACTAGGAGGCCATCGCCATGCACATCATGGGCGACAACGGGCGAGCCACGCCCGCGTTATCTCGGACCAACCTCGACATCACCGGCAAGGGCGCGTCCCTGCCGCGCCGCGCTGTTCTCGCCGTCGGCGTGGCGGCGCTTCCCCTGATCGCCGCCGTGCCGGGGGCGCCCTCGACCGGCACCGGCGATCCCGACGCCGCCTTGCTCCGCGCCTGGGCCGACTATCTGACCGCCTGCCGCACCATGGACCGGCTGCCGTCCGGCCTGTCGGAGGAGGCTTACGACCCGACCCTCCGCCTGATCCGCGAGGCCACGGACGGCCTGCTGTCCATCCCGGCCTCCACGCCGCGCGGCGTGGCGGTGAAACTGCGGTGGCTGTGGCACCGCATGCTGGAAAGCCGCGAGGCCCGCGCGGTGATCGTCCATGGCCTGCCCATGCCCGACGCGCTGCTGGAGGACTCCCGCTCCCGCCTCGTCTGGGACCTGATCGGCGAGGCCGAGCGCATGGGAGCCGTGGCATGAGCCCCCGCCGCATCGCCCGGCAGCCCGACCCCATCGCCGCTCTGCCCTTCGTCGCGACCCGTCCGGCGCGTGGCTCCCAACCGTTCCCGCGCGACTTCTGGGCCGTGGACGTGGCGAGCGACAGCTACCTCCAGGAATGCGAGCGCGGCGAGGCCTTCGCCCAGCTGGCGCTGGACCACATGCGCCGGCAGGACGCCGCGCCGCTGTTGGCCTGGATCGTCAACGACATGCTGGACAAGGGGCGTTTCGGCGGCGTGGAGATCGGCTTTCTCCGCGTCTTCGCTGCCGCCGCCATGCGGGGGATGCCGCAATGATCGACCACCCCCACCCCGATCCGGCCCGCCGAACCGCCCTGATCCCGTTCGACTTCGAGGGCAACACCCTCCGCGCCATCACCCGCGACGACGCTCCGTGGTTCGCGCTGACCGACGTCTGCCGGGCGCTGGAGATCGGAAACCCGCGCAACGTCACGGCCCGCCTGGATGAGGACGAAAAGGGTGTCCATACTATGGACACCCTTGGCGGTCCCCAGGAGATGGCGATCATCAACGAGTCGGGCCTCTACACCCTGATCCTGACCAGCCGGAAGGCGGCGGCCAAGCGCTTCAAGAAATGGGTGACTGCGGAGGTCCTGCCGGCGATCCGCAAGACCGGCCGTTACGACCCGGCCGCGTCGGGTTCGTCCCCGCCGCCGCCCGTCGACCCCATGATCCAGGTCACCGTCGAAGCGCTGTCCCCCATGGTGAAGTTCATGGCCGAGGACGAACTTCTGGGCAACGTCGCCCAAACCCCCTTCCGGATGAGCGACACCGAGGCCGCCTTCATCCTGATGCTGCGCTCCATCATCCACCGCATCCACCGCCGCGAAATCGACCGCGCCACGGCAAAGCTGACCTGAGGCGTCAAGGCTATTCCAAAGAGGATAGTCGATGAAGTCCAGAGCCAGCTGGGGTGGGGGGGCCACCCCAAGCCGCCGGTGCTTGAAGGAGTCATTTCTGTCTGAGGACTGGGCTGATCTTGCCTCTCCGCTGAAATGAGCATGCAGGGAAAAATCTATTATATACTCAACTAGAAAGGATATTTATCATGGGAGACTGTGCATTGGCGCGATGATGAGGTGAGAGGTGGTTGACAAAAGTGCCGTTGGTTGGGGCGGGCGGGCAAAACAGGCCTGCTCCAACCGTTTTAATCGCCTCAGAGCTATTGGCTGGCGCACTTGGGGAAAGAGCAAGTGGGACGAGCGTCTTATCCTCCTTGTTGACCGCGCGACGGTACGATGGAAAGCTCACATTGCATGGGGAAAGGCCAACCCTCCCATGGCGGTCGCGCTGGTGGTGGCATTGGTCATCCTTGGACTTGTGTTGTGGATCCAATGGCTCATCGGCGGGCCGGGCCGGATCGGTGCCGCTACAGACACCGCCCTTGCTGCGTTTGACGGACTGACCACCAACGAACAGAAGGTTGAAGCCTATGGGAAGCTGATGGCGGCCATTGGGCTGCTGATGGCAGCCCCCATCGGTCTACTGGGCATCATCTTGGCCTTTTGGCGAACCTTCAACCAACACCGCGACAGTTTGGTATCGGCGCGTAAGTTGGATGCGGAGACTTACGCTAAGGCGGCAGAGGCCTTCGCAAAGGCGGTGGAGCATTTGGGCAATGACAAGATTTCCATTAGGATGGGGGCAGCTTTATCTTTGGATGCTTTGGGTAAATCCACACCACGGCTTTTATCACAGGCCATTGAAGTTCTTTGTGCCTACGTTCGAGAAACACGAAGATCTACTGATCTAGAACAGGAAGAAGAAGGAGGAAGCATATCTTTAAAAGAAAAAGATGTTGCTGATATACCAACGGACATAATATTAATGTTAGAAATCATAATTCGCCTACATTGTCTTGAGGAAGGAATTAGGATACCGGTTAATTTAAGAAATACAGATATGAAGAAATTGATTATATATGGGGCAAATTTCAAAAATGTAAACATGTATAAATCTGATCTGAGATGGGCTTCTTTGTATCGCGTTGATTTAACTGGCGCAATGATGAACTACGCAAATCTTCAGAATGCCCGCTTGAATGAGGCTGTAATGAGGTCAGTAATGATCGCAAATGCTGATCTAAGAGGGGCTTATCTGCAGAAGGCTGACTTGAGTGATGCTCTCATGAGTGGAGCAAACCTGAGCGGAGTCGATCTGAGCGGAGCAAATTTGAGAAGAACTTACATGGGTGGAGTTGACTTGAGTATGGCTAACTTAAGCGAGGCTGATTTAAGAGGATCTCGCATGGGAACGGTCAATTTGAGTGGGGCGAAGCTGAATAAAGCCAATCTCAGCGGAACTTATCTAAGCAGAGCAAACCTAAGCGGAGCAGATCTTAGCGGGGCGAACCTGAGCGGAGCCGACTTAGCCAAGGCCAATTTGAATAAAACCAATCTAACTGATGCTATTTTGACTGATGCTATTTTGCCGCAATAATCATTCAGGAAGTAGAGGAAGTGAGTTTGCGCATCCACCGCCGACTCGACCTGCGCATGATGGCGTTGCGGCAGGGCTGCTGAGGCGGTGAAGAATGAGGCCGGTATTATAATTGCACTAAGTCATTGACGGATTTTCGTATTGCGACAAACTCCGTCAATGACGTAGCATCCTTTCCATGAAGACGCCCTTCGATCCCGCCAAGAACATGATCAACCGGGCCAAGCACGGCCTGGACCTGTTCTTCGGGGACGAGGTGCTGCGGGATCGGAACCTCATCGAGGCGGTGGACACCTCTATGAACTCCGGCGAGGAGCGGTTCAACCGCGCACGGCCTGGTCAACAATGGCACGGTCTACGCCGTCACCGACACCGAGCGGCCCGAGGGTGAGCGCGGCTGGCCACGCGTCATCTGCTGCGGTGCTCGGGCCGTGCTTCCGTCACCGCACCAGGACGTGCGCCGCCTCCTTGGTCCGTTCAACCGCACCGGCCACCTGACTGACGGCGCTGGAGATGGCGGTGATGTTGGAGGTCACCGTCGCCACGGCAGCAGATGCTCCTTGCATGTTGGAGGACATATTCTGAGTGACGGCGCTCTGCTCCTCCAGCGCTGACGCGGTGCCGGTCACTTGCTCGCGTACCGCCGAGACAGCCTCGCGGATGGCGCTCAACGCGTTGGCGACTTCGGTCGAGGTTGATTGAATGCCTTCGATCTCCGCCGAAATCTGCTCGGTCGCCTTCCCGGCTTGGTTGGCGAGGTTCTTCACCTCGGAGGCGACGACGGCGAAACCCTTCCCCGCTTCGCCGGCGCGGGCCGCTTCGATGGTGGCGTTCAGCGCCAGCAGGTTGATCTGGCCGGCGATGCTGTTGATCAGCCCGACGATGCCATTCATCGCCTGGGTGGCGCTGGCCAGCCGATTGGTGCTTTCCGCCACCGCGACGGTGCGGTCAAAAGCGCCGTCCGTCGCCGCGCGGGCACGCGCCATGCTCTGGGAAATTTCGCCGATGGACGCGACGAGTTTTTCCGCGCTCGCCGCCACCGCCTGAACGCTGGCGGTGGTCGAGTCGGCGGCATCGTTGGCGGATTGCGCCTCCCCCATCGACAGGTGGAGCGCTTGGTCGACCTCACCGAAATTCTTGTCGATCAGAACCTTGAGGTTGTTCAGGAGCAGGACCTGGGCAGTGATGTCGACCGCGAACTTCACCACTTTAACGACCTGCCCCTTCTCGTTGAGGATCGGGTTGTAGGCGCCCTCAATCCATACCGGGTCACCGGACTTGCTGATCCGTTTGTATTGCGCCGCCTGGAATTCGCCGTGCCGCAGAGTGTCCCAAAACAGGGCATATTCGGCACTGTCGCGATATACCGGATCGACGAAGATGTTGTGGTGTTTGCCAATGACCTCATCCAGGCGATAGCCCATCACCTTGAGGAAATTGCCGTTGGCCTTGGTGATGATGCCCTCGGTGGTGAACTCGATCACCGCCTGCGACCGGCTGATTGCCGCCATCTGCGCGGCATAGTCGAGATTTTCCAGTCGCTCCTTGGCGTCGGCCCATTCGGCGACGAAGCCGATACGCCGGCCGCCTTCGGTCAGCGGCGTGACCAGCAGGTCGAACTGGTGCCCGCCGACCTTGATGGTGGCGCTGTATGGCTTGGTTAGCGATGCCAGCAGTCCGCGCTGATGACCTGGGTTCTTGTGGAACACGTCGATGTTGCTGCCGACCAGACTATTGACGTCCAGACGCGGCAATTCCCTGCGCAGATCGCTTTCCGCTTCGCGCAGCAGCCCAACCACGGCCGAGTTGACGTGGACGATGGTCAGATTTTCATCCGTCACCATCACCTTGGCGCGTAGCGCATTGAGCGCCGCGATCTTGCGCTCAAGCGCTTGGTTTCTTTTTCCCCTCCCGAACATCGACCATCCCCATTTGAATATACTAATATGGCTCGGATGATAATAAAAAAAAGGGACGTGTCTATAAGGAAGAATCCTAAATCGAAAGACAACATAATTACTAAATGCAGAAATTTTCCTATGTCTCAAAGGGTTTGGCAATATTTACCTGATTAAGTCTCCATATCTTATTCTTTATAGATATTTTTATCACTTAGAAATCCGAGAGAATAATTTAATATCATGGAAAACGAATTTTCCGATAGTGCCCACGATGGATGTGAACATTCGCTGATCGCCCTGGGGGTGGGGCATGCCCCCCAGGGCGGCGACGGTTTGGGGCCGCGTTCCAGCGGCATCAAGAGGCACGTCCTGGCGAACTCTCTCTGTGGAGCATCCAGGACGGGGAGCAAAGTGACCGGCGCACCAAAGGTAAGATAAATTCGCGACTCGGAAACGCTCGGCAAGGAATTGGTAATCCTTTTGGGCAAACAATCCTAGACCCTGGCCACATCTTCCGCGCCGGGCCGTTTTCGGAGGCTGCTCCCATGTTCACCGCCGTGCCGCTCCTGCCCATTCTGTTGGCCTACCAGGGGTTGGCGCCCGTGGACGCCGAGGCCACCGACACCCTTCGCGGCAATCTGGAGCAATTGCTGGCCGAGGGCGAGGTCGCCTCGGACGACGACCTGTTCGCCAAGGCGCGCTACATCCAGGACACAGCCCGGCTGGATCCGGCCCTGATCCCCATCGAGGCGATCGACACGCTGGTCGCCGGCATCCTGCGTCTGCGAGGGCCGGCGCCGAGCCAGCCGGCACCGCCGCTCGCCGTCGCGGCCTGAGCGCGGCCATGGCCCTCGCCTACGTCCGGCCCGACGATCACCGCCTCGCCCTCGACCTGGAGGCCCTGCTGACCTGGGCCATCCGCGACCAGCAGGCCGACCGCACCGGCGCCGCGCTCCACCCGGCCGAGGCCATCGCCCATTACGGCCTGCTGTATGGGCTGCCCACTGGCGCTGGTGTCTATCGCACCGGCATCAGCGCCGACGGTTGCGCCGTCATCGCCAACCGCTTCGAGATGGGCGCCGACATCGACGGGGGCGGAGCGATCCGGGGAATCCCGCCGCGCGTCCACCCCGACGCCGAGCTGGTCGCTGAGGCCCTGGAGTGGTTGCCCTCCAGCGAGCGCCGGGTCATCCAGGACCACGCCCGCCACACCGACCGGCCGGTCTGGCTGCCGCTGGTCTCGCCGCTGGGCAAGACGCTGCGGCCGGGGCACAAGCCGGGCCGCTACCGCCACATCGTCGCCGATGTGGGATGGGAAGCCACGCCCCGGCAATCCGAGATCGCCCAGCGCTATTTCGATCGCGGCGTCTCGCTGTTCGACCGTCTCGGCCGGCGCCGGATCGTGGAGGAGGAACGCGGCTTCCAGTTCCGCATCCTGGGCAACGGCACCCGGCAGGTGTTGACGGAATGGTGCCCGCTGGAGCCGAAGCACAGCGCCGAGGAGATCGCCCAGGCCAACGAGGACTATGCGTTCTGGCACGGCGCCATGGAAGCCCTGCACGCGCGGCTGCGCGCCCGGCCGATGCGCGACCACCGCCTCACCGCATTCACCGCTCCGGCCCGTCCTTGGGATGATAATCCTTGACTTAGGATCAATCTCTTGACAGGGTGAGCGGGACGAATTGCGCGCGAACGAAAGCCCGCCCCGGCGATGAGCCGGGGGCGGGCTTTTTGCTGTCTGGATCGGGAGGCCGCGATGTGACCCGGCACCTCTTCGAGGCTGTCCTGCGCCTCCAGCTCGGCCCGGTCGACCGGGATTTCGAGGCGCGCATCACCTACCAGGGCGGACCCTTCCAGGCCGACATCGAGACGATCGAGGTCCAGACCGAACAGGGCTGGATCCCGGTGCCGTGGTTGATCGACCTCGTTGAGGACTGCCCGGCCCTGTTCGACGCGCTGCGCGCCCACGCCTGCGGCCGGGTGGCCGACGCGCGGTGCGTCGCGCGCCGCCTTTGAAACGGAGACTGAGGACATGGACGGCTTGATCGGCGAGGCCCTGGCCGCCGGAGCGGGGATCACGCATGGCGACATCAGCCGGCCGGGGGCGGCCTATCCGTCCGAGGTCGAGGTCGAGCGGTTCCGGCAGAAGCTCGCGGCGACGCTGCGCGAGTTGCCGGAGGACATGACCGTCGCGGAGCTGCGCGACGCGCTGGAGGGGTGACCCTCCCGGCTCTGCCGGACACCGCCACGACCGGCGCGCAGGACCTCGCCGAAGCCCGCCACGCGGCGGTGCTGCTGCTGGACCGCATCCAGGAACACCTCCTCGATGCGTTCTACGCCGGGCGCAGCGAGAACACCGTCCGGGCCTACCGGCGGGATCATGAGGATTTCCGGGCCTTCGTCGCCCGGCAGACAGGATTCGAGAGCTTCGGCGACAGTGCCGAGCGGGCGGTCCGCCTGCTGCTGGCGATCGACCACGGTCCGGCCAACGCCCTGGCGCTGGGCTACCGCAACGACCTGACCGCCCGACGGCTTCAGCCGGCGACGGTCAACCGCCGACTGGCCGCCCTGCGGTCCGTGGTGAAGCTCGGCAACACGCTGGGCTTGGTCGCGTGGTCGCTCGATGTCGGGAACGTCGAGGCCGCCGCCTACCGCGACACGCGGGGGCCGGGGCGGGACGGCGTCAAGGCGATGATCGCCCAGGCCAAGGGGCGGAGCGACGCCAAGGGCCTGCGCGACACCGCGATCGTGCGGCTGCTGCACGACGTCGCGCTGCGGCGGGGCGAGGTGGTCTCGCTGGACCTGGAGCATTACGACGCCCGCCGGGGCGCCCTGTCGATCCTCGGCAAGGGCCGGACCCAGCGCGAGCGGGTCACCTTGCCGGCGCCGACCAGGACGGCGCTCGATGCCTGGGTCGCGGCGCGGGGCAGCCGTGCCGGTCCGCTGTTCCACCGGCTCGACCAAGCCGGCGCCGGGGAGGGGCGGCTGACCGGCGAGGCGGTGCGCCAGCTGGTGCGCGGGCTGGGGGCCGAGGTGGGGATCGCTACCCGGCCGCACGGCCTGCGGCACACCGCCATCACCTCGGTGCTGGACGCCAACGGCGGCAACGTGCGCGCCGCGCAGCGCTTCAGCCGGCACCGCCGGCTGGAGACCTTGCAGCTGTACGACGATAACCGGAGCGACCTGGGCGGCCAGATGGCGGCGCAGATCGCGGAGGATTGACCATGCCGGAAACCGCCACCGCCTGGGTTCGCAGACAGGCGATGTTCAAGGTGCGCAACCGTGAGGAAGCCACCGCCGCCTTGGGCCGGATCGGCGCCGCCCAGGCGCAGCTCATTCGGCTGGAGACGGCGCGGGACGTTGGGATCGCGTCGCTGAAGCTGGATTGCGAGACGGCGGCGGCACCCCTGCGCTTGGCGATCGAGACCGACACCGCGCGCCTGCGCGGCTGGATCGAGGTGAACCGCGCCGAGCTGCTGCCCGGCAAGAAGAAGTCGCTGGACCTCGCCACCGGCACCGCCGGGTTCCGCAAGACGGCGGAGCGGGTGGTGGTGGCCGAGGGCGTCAACCTGCTGGAAGCCCTGGAGGCCGACCGCAAGCTGAAGCGCTTCGTCCGGATCAAGCGCGAGCCGGACCTCCAGGGGCTGCTGAAGGAGTCGGCGGTGGCCATCACCATCCCCGGCGTGTCGATCGGCGGCGGGGACGACGCCTTCTTCGTCAAGCCGCTGGTGCTGCCGGCGGTCTGAAACCGAGCTTGCGAAAACATCCATTATCGCAAGCTGACCGCCGGAAGGCGTTGAGACCCAACAACATAGCGAGATCGCGACGGCGGGCGGACAAGGCTATGGCCCGTGAGCGTCGGGAAGCTGTGGGAGCCGATCGGCACCCCACCACGGCTCCCGATGCAAGCCGGGGTGGGCAGCGTGTGGCCCGCCGTCGCGACACAACAGGAAAACGAGCATGTCCTACACCGTGACGATCGGCGCCGCGACGCTGATGCTGGGCGACTGCATCGAGCGGATGCGGGAGCTTCCCGACGCCTCGGTCGACCTCGTGTTGACCGATGTGCCCTATTCCAGCGGCGCCACGCGGGAAGCCGGCAAGACCGCCTTCAACAAGACGATGACGCGGTCGACCAAGGCCGGGGGACGGGAGCGCTGGTTCGGCTCCGATTGCCTGGGCACGCGCGGTTTCAAGGAACTGCTGCGCACCTGTGCCTTGGAGTGGCAGCGCGTGCTGGTATCGGGCGGCTTCGTCCTGAGCTTCATCGACTGGCGCATGAAGCATGACCTGATGGACGCGGTCGAGGAAGCGGCGGCGGAGCATCGGTGGATGGAACTGGAAGGTCCCGCCTATGATGCGGTGGAGAGCGCCGACCTGAAGCGTTCCACCGAGATCGTTTGGAACAAGATGGTGATGGGCATGGGCCGGCAGGCCCGGCGCCAGCACGAGAACATCATGGTGTTCAGCAAGGGCACCGGACGCGACGGCTTCAATCACCGCACCGGCTCCGTCCTGTCGCACAAGCCGGTGCGCCTCGGCCTGCATCCGACCGAGAAGCCGGTCGGGCTGCTGGTCGAGCTGATCGAGCTGCATTGTCCGCCCGGCGGCACGGTGCTGGACCCGTTCTTCGGCAGCTGTTCCACCGGCCATGCCGCCGTGTCCACCGGCCGACGCTTCATCGGCGTGGAGCGTGACCGGCGCTTCCACGAAGTGGGATGGAAGCGGTTGGCCGACTTGATCGAGGAGCGCGCCGCATGACGATCGACCTGGAGGGGCTGCTGGCCAGCCTCAATACTCAGCGCATTGCCGTGGATGGCGCCTTCGGGGCGCTCCTGCTGAGCGTGTGGGTGTGGATGGGAGAGGTGCAGGGCGAGGCCCAGCGGGTGACGGTCTACCTGTCGCTGGCCATCGTCCTGGGCCGCGCCGTCCTGTTCCTCCGCGATGTCCGCGCCCGGTCGCGGGGAAGGTCCAAACCGTTCCCTGGGGAACGGTTTGACGGGGACCGCAGCACCAGGCCGTAAGGCCTCGCACAGCCCTTCAAAGCGTTCCCCAGGGAACGGTTTGAGCTTCACCAGCGGGGAGACATGCCGTGGCCGATTCCCGCATCCAGGCGAGCGCCCAGCGGGTCAAGGCGGCCATCCGCCAGTACGGCGCCCAGGTCACCAGCTACGCCGTGCCGGTGGCGCTGACCCGCACCGCCCATGACGCTCGGGAGGAGCTGCGCCGGACGCTGCCGGCGACGTTCGATCGGCCGACGCCTTACACGGTCAACAGCACCTATGTCCAGCCCGCCAGCAAGGCCAGCCCGACGGCCTGGGTGGGCTTCAAGGACGGCTGGGACAAAGGCGTGCCAGCGACGCGCTACCTCTTGCCCAACGTCGAGGGCGGGCCGCGCCGCGAGAAGAGCATGGAGCGCCAGTTGCGCGGTTCGGGCCTGCTGGCTCCGGGCATGTTCGCGGTGCCGGGCGAAGAGGCACAACTGGATGCCTACGGCAACATGCCGCGATCGCAGATCGTCCGCATCCTGTCGCAGGTTCGGGCTTTTGGCGAGCAGGGGTATGACGCCAACCGGACCAATTCGGCCCGCAGCCGGGCGAAGCGGCGCAAGAATGGTCACTTTGTCGCGCTACGCGGCAACGCCAGTGGGCTGCCGCCGGGCATCTACCGCCGCGACGGGGCAGACGCCCGGCCGGTGATCCTGTTCGTCAAGCGACCCACCTACCGCCCACGCTTCCCGTTCGGTGCCATCATTGAGCGGGCGGTGCGCGCCAACATCGGCCGGCGCTTCAAGGAGGCCCTGGCCCAGGTCGACGCCCGCTTCGCCGCGCGGGGGCGGTGACGGGGCGACCGCCCGAGGCGGCAAGGTCGACGGGTCCTTCCCAGGGGGGATCCCCACGAGGGTAATTCGGGCCGCACCGGTCCACCGGCTGAGAAATTTTCAAAACGGAGTTTTTGTTTATGTCCAAGCCGGGCTCGCGGGTGAACCGCGCCGAGCTGGCCGACGTGTTTGGCGTCAGCCTGCCGACGATCGACAGCTGGGTACGCGACGGCTGCCCCTTCGCCGAGAAGGGCGCCAAGGGCCGGGAATGGGCGTTCGAAACCGCCAACGTCCACCGCTGGCTGGTCGACCGCGCCGTCGCCGACGTGGCCGCCGGCTACGAGGGCGAAATCGGCGGCATCACCGCCGAGGAGGCCAAGCGCCGCAAGGCGGTGGCCGACGCGGTGGTGGCCGAGATCGGCGCGGACGAGGCTCTGGACCAGGTTGTGAACCGGCATGAGGCGGCGGCCGATGTCGCCTCGTTCTGCATCAGCCTGCGGACCGGCCTGTCCAACGCCTGCGCCAAGTTCGCCGGCCGCGCCGCCGCGATGACCGGGGCGCCGGAAATCCAGGCGCTTGCCGAGAAGGAGATCAACCAAGCCTTCGACTCCGCCCGTGACGATCTGGCGAAGCGGTGGGGCGATGCACAAGGGGCTTGAGGCGGCGGCGCGGGTCAGCGCCCACCGCCACGGCGATTACCGCGTCGGTCGCGCCGGACTGCGGGCGTCGCTGCTGGCCCTGTTCGAGGGCACGCTGAAGTTCCAGGACCGCATGATCGGTTCCGTCTGGGCCGAGCGCTACGGCTGGATCCCGAAGGGCACCGGCGCCGAACACGGCAAGGTCACGCTCTACGGCTACCAGCGCGGGCTGGTGGACGTGATGTGCGACCCGAACATCCCGTTGCTGACCGTGCTGAAGGCAGCCCGCGTCGGCTACACCCGCTGCGCCACGTTGGCGGTGGGCTACCACCTCCACCAGGACCCGACGCTGTGCGCCATCGCCCAGCCGACGATCCCCGACGCCGAGGATTTCGGCAGCGGCGAAATCGCCCCCATGCTCCGCGACACGCCGGTGCTGGCGCCGCTGCTGCGGCCGGCGCGCAAGGGCGAGAAGCAGGACAACGCGACCTATTACCAGCTGAGCAACGGCGCCTCGGTCCGTGTGGTCGGCGCCGCGTCGGACGACGCCTTCCGCCGCTACTCGGCCCGCTTCCTGTTCGGCGACGAGATCGACGGCGAGGGGTGGACGCCGGGGGCCAAGACGCAGGGCGACAAGCTCAAGCTGTTCTGGACGCGCGGCGAAACCTTCTGGAACCGCAAACAGGTGCGCGGCTCCACACCGCTGATGATGGAGACGAGCCGGGTCTGGAAACTCTGGCTGAGTTCCGACCAGCGCCGCTATTTCGTGCCGTGCCCGCAATGCTCGGACGCCGCCGGCCACCTCGACGGCTGGCAGTATCTCGACTGGGGCGGGCCGGACCTGCCGCACGGGCTGAAATGGTCCACCGACGCCGAGGGCAACCTCGGCAAGGTCTGGTACGTCGGGACCTGCGGCTGCGTCATCGAGGAGCGGCACAAGGCGTGGATGGACGCCAACGGCGAATGGCGGCCGACCGCCAAGGCCAGGACGCCCGGCCATGTCGGCATGCACCTGTGGACGGGCATGTCGCTCAACCCCAACGCGGCCTGGCCGGTGATCGTCCAGGAATGGCTCGAGGCCCAGGCCGACCCGGCGACGCTGGTGCAGCCCTTCGTCAATCTGCGCCTGGGCCGACCCTACAAGGCGACCTACGGGCAGGAGCTGAAGGTCCAGGCGATCGCCGACCGCGCCGAACCGTACCCGGCCGAGGTGCCGCCCGGTGTGCTGTTCCTGACCGTCGGGGTGGACGTCCAGTCCGGCACCGTCAACCCGCGCCTGGAGGCCTCGGTCTACGGCTGGGGGCGTGGGCTGGAAGGATGGCTCATCGGTCACTTCGTCCTGCCCGGCGACCCGGCCAAGCCGGAGGTGTGGAACCGGCTGGACGCCCTGCTGAAGCGGCCTTTCCGCAAGCCGGACGGCACCACGCTGGACGCGCGGGCGGCCTGCATCGATTCCGGCGGCCACCACACGCAGGAAGTCTACGCTTTCTGCAACCGCCGCCGGACGCGCCGGGTCTGGGCGATCAAGGGCCGGTCGGAAACCAACGGCCAGCGGGGCAAGGTCTGGCCGCGCAAGCCGTCCAGCAAGCTCGGCTCGGTCTGGTACATGATCGGCGGCAACGCCGCCCGCGATTGGGCCTACACCAGCCTCGCCGTGGAAAAGCCCGGCCCTCGCCGGGTCCATTTCCCGATGGCGGTTCCCCCCGACGCGCGGGAGCTGGACGAGGAGTTCTTCGCCCAGCTGACCCGCGAGCGGCTGATCGTGCCGAAGGGCCGGCAGCACACCGTGTGGGAGAAGCCCAAGGCGCCGCACGAGGCGGGCGTCTGCTTCGTCTACGCCTACGCCGCCGTCTGCGGTCTGCAAGCCCTGTCCGGCACCTACGTGCGCCTGGGCGAGGCCGAGGCGGAGGAGCCGGACGCGGAGGCGGCGGCGGCGGCCGAAACCGCCGCGGCGTTGCCGGCGCCGGCACCGGAGACCAACGCCATCGCCGCCGCCATCGCCCGCGCCAAGCGGATGACCCAGCCGGCGGCTCCGGCCCAGCCGGCGGCGGCCCCGACCGCTTTCGACAAGGGAGAACTCTACCTATGACGGACCTCGCCACCCTGGAGTCCTGGCTCACCGAGGCGCGCACCGCGCAGCACGCGCTGCGCCTGGGCCGGCAAACGGTGACGGTGCGCTTCGGCGACCGCGCCGTCGAATACGCCCCGGCCAACCTCGCCCAGCTGACCAGCTACATCGGCTCGCTGGAGCGCCAGATCGCCGCCGCCAAGGGCCTGCGCGGCCCGCAGGTGTCGCCCTTCGTCCGGGTCCTCGGCTGATGGCCGGCGCTCCCGTCATTCTGGACGCCCACGGTCGGCCCATCACCCAGGCCGAGATCCGGCGGGCGCGGGCGCAGGCGGCCATGGGGTCCTATCTGGCGGGAACCGGCTCGGCGCCCGAGCTGCGCGACTGGACGCCCGGCGCCGGCTCGGCCGACGCGGACCTCGACGGCGACCGCCGCGCCATCGTCGCCCGCGCCCGCGACCTGGAGCGCAACGACGCGCTGGTCTCCGGAGCCGTCCAGTCGCTCAAGGACAGCGCGTTGGGCTTCGGCCTGGATTTCCAGAGCATGCCGAACTACCGGGCGCTGGGCATCAGCCGGGAGCAGGCGCAGGACGCCGCCACGCGCATCGAGGCGATCTGGCAGGAATGGAGCGACGACCGCGACTCCTGCGACGTGACGGGCCAGCTGCCCTTTGGCGCGCTGACCCGGCAGTCGGTGCAGTCCGATCTGGTCAACGGCGAGAGCTTGGCCCTCGCCCTGTGGCTGCCGGAGCGCCAGCGGCGCCTGGGCAGCCGCTTCGCCACCGTGTTGCAGGTGGTCGAGGCGGACCGGCTGTCCAACCCGCAGGACCGCGCCGGCGATCCCGCCCTGCGCGATGGCGTCGAGGTGGACAGCTACGGGGCGCCCATCGCCTACCACATCCAGTCCGCCCATCCCGGCGACACCTTCATGCCCTGGGGCATGGCGGCGGCGGCGTGGCAGCGCGTGCCCCTGCGCGGGCCGGGCGGACGGCGGACCGTCATCCACTCCTTCGACCAGAAACGCCCCGGCCAGCACCGGGGCGTGTCCGTGTTCGCCCCCGTGATGACCGAGCTGAAGCAGCGGGCGCGGTTCCAGCGCGCCGAGCTGCAAGCCGCCGTCGTCAACGCGGTGATCGCCGCCGTGCTGGAAAGCCCGGCCGATGGGCAGACCCTCCTCGACCTGTTCGGCGACGGTCAGGCCTACATGGAGGCGCGCGGCGCCCAGCCCACCGTCCACCTCGGCATCGGGCCGGGCGGCGCCATTCCCCGCCTGCTGCCCGGCGAGCGGCTGACCGGCTACAGCTCCAACCGGCCCAGCGCCGGCACCGACGGGTTCGTGACCAGCGTCTCCCGGCTGATCGCCGCCGGCATCGGCATGACCTACGAGACGTTCATGCGGGACTTCTCGAAGACCAACTATTCCAGCGCCCGCGCGTCGCTGCTGGAGGGCTGGCGCTTCGTGCTGTTCCTGCGCCTGCTGAAGACGCTGACGTGGTGCCGGCCCACCCTGGATCTGGTGATCGAGGAGGCGGTCTGGCGCGGCTACCTCGACCTGCCGGGGTTCGCCGAGAACCGTGCCCGCCGGCAGGCGTGGCTGCGGGGCGTTTGGCGTGGGCCGGCGCGCGGGTGGGTGGACCCGGTGAAGGAGATCACCGCCGCCGCCATGCGCGTGCGCCTGGGCATCTCCACCCTGCGGGACGAGGCCCTCGACCAGGGCCGCGACCTCGACGACCTGCTGGACCAGATCGCGCTGGAACAGGAAGCGCTGAAGGCGCGCGGCCTGACCCTGCCCGAGGTCAATTTCATGGCCCAGCCGGACCAACCCGAACCGGCGCCCGGCGCGTGACGGAGTCTCCCATGACCAAGACGATGCAGCCCGTGCTGGTGGCGCCGGCCTGGGCCGGGACGGCGGCGGCGCGGATGGCCCTGTTGCAGCAGGCCTCGGTCGACATGCCGGTGGGCTGTTACCGCGTCGGCGATGTCGGCGGCAACCGCCGCCCCTACGAGGTCGACCAGGGCGTCGCCGTCGTGTCGGTGGCCGGGCTGCTGGTGCCCAAGCTGGGCTACTGGGGCGGCAGTTGGGCGACCGGCTACGATGGGCTGCGCTACCAGCTCGCCCACGCCTTCGGCGATCCCGACGTGCGCGCCATCTGCCTGGACATCGATTCCGGCGGCGGCATCGTCAACGGCTGTTTCGACTTAGTCGATTGGATCGCCGCCGAGAAGGTCCGCGCCAGCAAGACGGTGGCGGCCATCTGTTCGGAAGAAGCCTACTCCGCCGCCTACGCAATCGGCTGCGCGGCCGACACCATCAGCGTGCCGCGCACCGGCGGGGTGGGGTCGATCGGCGTCTGGCAAATGCATTGGGACTATTCCCGCATGCTGGACGAGGCCGGGCTGAAGCCGAGCATCGTCCAGTCCGGCGCCCACAAAACCGATGGCCATCCCTACGCCGCCTTGCCCGAGGCGGTGCGCGCCGACTGGCAGGCCCAGGTCGACGGGCTGCGCCAGCTCTTCGCCGCAACCGTTGCGCGGCTGCGCGGCCTCGATGTCGCGGCGGTCCTCGCCACCGAGGGCCGCTGCTTTGAGGGACCGGCCGGCACCGCCGAGGCCGTGCGCCTCGGTCTGGCCGACGCGGTCCTGCCCCCCGCCGAGGCCTTTTCGGCCTTGCTGGACCATGTGAGGAACACCCCGTAATGGCCTTCAATTTTGCCCACCTCAACCCCTTTGGCCGCCCCAAGGCCGAGGGGACCACGCCGCCGGGCGCGTCCCAGGCGGAGACGCCGCAGGCCCAGGCCGGCGATACCGACCAGGGCACCGGCGACGGCAAGGAGACGGACAAGGAGGGCAACGGCAAGGAGAAGCCCGCCGCCGGTGCCGACGCGCAGGCCTCGGCCGTCGCCGAGCGCGAGCGCTGCGCCGCGATCCTCGCCGCCCCCGCCGCCGCCGGCCGCGTGCAGCTCGCCTGTCATCTGGCCTTCAACACCGGCCTGTCGGTCGCGGACGCCGTCACCGCGCTGGAGGCTGCGCCCAGCACCGCCGCCGCTCCGGAGGCGCCCGGCAACCCGAACGCGCTCGCCGCCATGGACGCCCATCCCAACCCGGCCGTCGGCGGTGCGGCCGACACCAGCGGCCAGAGCGGCGACGACAAGGCCGCCGCCGCCGTGCTGGCGAGCATGGCCGCCTGCGGCCTCATTCCGAAGAAGGACGGCAAGTGATGTTCACCCCCAGCGCCACCTCCCAGACCAACACCCCGCTGCCCTCGCTGATCGCGGGCGACTTTCCCCGCGTGACCCGCAAGGTGACGATCGCCAGCGGCGCCGGCCTGCTGATCGCCGGCACGCTGTTGGGCCGCATCACCGCCAGCAAGAAAATGGTGAAGTCGGCCTCGGCGTCGTCGGACGGGTCGCAGACCCCGAACGCCGTGCTGGCCGAGACGGTGGACGCTACGGCGGCCGACGCCGAGGCGATCGTCTACTTCACCGGCGAGTTCAACGCCGACCAGCTCACGCTGGGCACCGGGCACACCGCTGATTCGGTGCGCGACGGGCTGCGCGACCTGTCGATCTTCCTCTGAGGGATTCCCATGGACATCTACACCACCACCGCCATGCTGACGGTGCTGCGGTCGCTGCGTGCCGGCGCCCCGCGCTTCCTCCTCAGCATGTTCTTCCCGCTGGCCAGCTTCTCCGACGACGAAAAGATCCTGTTCGACGTCGAGATCGACGACATCGAGGTGGCGCCCTTCGTGTCGCCGCTGTCCGCCGGCCGGATCGGCACCGACACCGGCTACGAGACACGCATGTTCGCGCCGGCCTACATCAAGCCGCTGCACGACATCAAGCCGGGCGAGACGCTACGCCGTCTGGCCGGCGAACCGATCACCGGCTCCCTGTCGGCCGGCGCCCGCGAACAGGCGATCCTGGGGCAGAAGCTCCAGCGTCAGCAGACCATGATCCTGCGCCGCAAGGAGGTGATGGCGGCCGAGGTCCTGCGCACCGGCAAGTGCGTGGTGGAAGGGCCGGAGTATCCCAAGGTCCAGGTCGATTTTCAGCGCCATTCCGACCTGACCCTCGCCCTGACCGGCGGCGCCCGTTGGGGCGAGGCCGGGGTGTCGCCGTACGACGACGTGTCCGAGTGGATCAACCTCGTGGGTGCCAAGTCGGGCGCCGCCGTCAACGTCGTGGTGATGGACGCCAAGGCGTGGGCTCTGTTCGAAGCGGATCCCAAGCTCGAAAAGCGCATGGACCGGACGCTGGGCCAGACCGCCATCCTCGAGCTGGGCTTCAAGGCCGGGCTGCCTGGCACCCCGGTGTTCCAGGGCCGCATCGGCATGGTGGAGTTCTACACCTACAACGACACCTACACCGAGGCCGGCACCACCAAGGCCCTGCTGCCCGATCACACGGTGATCCTCGGCGCCACCGGCGCCATGGAGGGCACCCAGGCCCACGGCGCCATCCTCGACCCGCGCGCCGGCTATCAGGCCCTGGAGATCTTCCCCAAGAGCTGGATCGAGGAGAACCCCGGCCGGCGCGTGCTGCTGAGCCAGTCGGCGCCGCTGATCTATCCCCGGCGCCCCAACGCCGCCATGTGCGTGACGGTACGGTGATCCCATGGCCAACAAGCTGCGCATGAACGTGACGGTGAAGGTCAGCAAGACGGTGACCTTGAGGCCGGGCGCCATTGTCGAGGTCGAGAGTCGGGAGGACGAGAACGCGGTGGCGCTGGTGGCGCGCGGTTTCGCCTCCTGGGTTGGCGAGGGCGAGGCGGACACCGCGCCCGAGGTGCCGGTGGACCGCATCCTCGCGGCGATCGGCAAGCTCGATCCGGAGAACCCCGCCCACTTCACCAAAGCCGGCAAGCCGGAGGTGAAGGCCCTGTCCGACCTGCTGGGGGTGGAGATCACCGCCAAGCAGCGCGATGACGCCTGGGCGGCGGTCCAGGGCTAACCCTCTTCCAATCCGTGCGACGCGACCACGGGCGGCCTTCGGGCCGCCCGTAGCGTTTGGGGAAGCGCCATGTTCTTCGATGACCTCAACCTCGCCTGCGCCGCCACCTTCGGCGAGCCCGCAACCCTCCGCCGCCCCGGCCAGCCGGACGCGACGGTGTCCGGCATCTTCGACCGCCGGCACTATCAGGCCGACGTCGGGGACAGCGCCGTCTCGACCCTGCACACCACGCTGACGGTGATGGACGCCGACATCGGCGGTCCGGTGCCACCGGGCTCCACCGTCACGGTGCGGGGCAAGGCCTACAGCGTCGCCGACCTCCGCCCCGACGGGCAGGGCATGGCGGCGCTGGTGCTGAGGGACGCATGACCCACCAGCGCACCCGCATCCGCCACGCCGTCGCCGCCCTGCTGGCGCCGATCGCCCCCGTCTCCGTCAACCGCGACGATCCGTTGCAGGCCGGAGAGCTGCTGCCCTGTCTGGCCGTCTTCACCCCCGGCGAGGGTGTCCAGGAAATCACCAACGGTCGCCGCCAGCTCCGCACCATGGAGCTGGTGGTGGACGGTTACGCCCGCGCCGGGGCCGAGCTGGACGACCGGCTGGACGCCCTGGCGCTGGACATCGAGGCGCGAATCGCCGCCGGCCAGAAGCTGGGCGGCCTCGCCGACAAGGCGGTGCTGGTCCGCACCGTCACCGACCGGGTGACCGGCGGCGAGCTGCGGGCCGGGGTGGTCCGCCTCACCTTCGCGCTGACCTACCAGACCGCGTTCGGCCAGCCCGACGCCTGACCCTCCGACACCCCGTCCGGAGCGTTCCCCCGGCCGCCGCGCGCGGCCTTTTTCACGCCCAAGGAAAGGCATCATCATGAGCGGCAAAGCGGTTCAGAGCGCCGGAGCGCGCTTCTTCATCGCCACCGGCGCCTCCGCCACCACCCTCTGCACGACGCAGGCGGCCTACGAGGCGCTGACCTATGTCGAGGTCGAGGAAATCGAGGACATCGGCGCCTTCGGCTCCACCCACGAAAAGGTGACCTACAAGACCCTGAGCGACGGCGCCGTCCACAAGCGCAAGGGCACGGTCGACCACGGCTCGCTGACCATCAAGCTCGCCCGCATCCCCACGGCGGTCGGTCAGGCGGCGGTCAAGGCGGCCCGCAAGGACCGCAAGAACGGCTACTGCGTCAAGATCACGCTGGACGACGCGCCCGAGGATGGCACCCCGACCACGGTCTACGCCTTCGCCTACGTCCTCTCCTACACCTTCGAAATCGGCTCCAACGACAAGATCGTCGAGGCGACCGTCAACATCGAGATCGACGCCGAGCCGATCGAGGTCGCGGCGGCCGAAGACTGACCGTCCGCCCCCAGGCCGGTGGCCCTGAGCGGCCACCGGTTCCCTTCCCGCTGCGTTTTCCCCCGAGGTCCGCCCCATGCCCACCCCCCCGCGCTTTTCCCACGGCGTTATGACCGTCACCCTCGACGGCGAGGACATCGACCTGCTGGCCAACGTGCGCGCCTCGCGCACCATCTGCCGTCTCTACGGCGGCCTGAGCGAGGTGATGACCAAGGCCAACGTCTACGATTTCGACACGCTGGTGACCGTCATCAACGCCGGTTCCGGCCGCGTCGGCAAGGCGGCCGAGGCCACCGCCGACGCCGTCTTCAACGAGGGCATCGTCACCGTGGCGCCCTGGATCGTCACCTTCATCAACTTCCTGGCGGCCGGCGGCAAGGTGGCCAAGTCCGACACAGCCACGACCGAAGACGGCAAGACGGAGGAGGAGGCGCCGGGGGAAGCCATCTGACCTTCGCGGAGTACGCGGACGAGATGTTCCGCTACGCCACGGGCTGGCTGGGATGGACGCGGGACGTGGCGCTCGATGCGCCCTTTCCGGACATCAAGATGGCCCTGGACGGGAAGGTCGATTTCCTCGCCGCGACCACGCCGGGGGGCAAGCGTAAGGAGCGCAAGCCCGGCAAGGCGGCGCTGAACACGAAGCTCAAGGCCATGCTCGGCCTGGGCAAGCCAAAGGGCGCCGGGTGACCGGCGCCCTTTTCTTTTGGGGGTGCGGGCATGGCTGTTGAGCTTCCCGGCATGATGGTTCCGGTCACCGCCGACGACGCCGCGATGCGGCGCGTGCTGGCCCAGGCCGAGAACCGGGTCGACCAGTTCGCCGGCAAGCTCGACGGCTCCCTGCGCCGGGTCGACGGCGCCTTCGATCGCCTGGGCCGTTCCGCCTCGGGCGCCGCCACCGCCGTGGTCGCCCTCGCCGGGGTGCGGATCGGCTCCGGCCTCGCCGACTCCCTGTCCGACGCCGCCAAGTCGGCGATGGCGTTCCAGACCGCCATGGCCCAGGTCGGCACCCTGCTGAAGGGCGCCGACACCAGCCGTTACGCCGCCCAGGTCAAGGACCTGTCCCGCCAGTTCGGCCAGCTGCCGACCGACCAAGCCAAGGCCCTCTACGAGATCATCTCGGCCGGCGCCAACAGCGCGGCCAACGCCATCGGGGTGCTGACCGAGGCCAACAAGCTGGCGATCGGCGGCGTCACCGACGTGCAGACCGCCGCCGATGGCCTGACCTCCGTCCTCAATTCCTACGGCGCCGCCGTCGGCAGCGTCACCGATATCTCCGACGCCTTCTTCGCGAGCGCCGCCGCCGGCAAGACCAACATCAAGGAGCTGGCCACCTACGTCGGGCAGGTGGCGCCGATCGCGGCGCAGACCGGGGTGTCGTTCGATGAGCTGATGGCCTCGGCGGCGGCGCTGACCGCCAACGGCATCAAGACCTCCACCGCCATGGACGGCATGCGGTCGGTGATCGCCGCCGTGCTGAAGCCGTCGCAGGAGGCCACCAGCGCCGCCCGCGCGCTCGGGCTGGAGTTCAACGCCGGGGCGCTGAAGGCCAAGGGCTTCGCCGGCTTCCTCCAGGACGTGGCCGACAAGACCGGCGGCAGCTCCGACTCGCTGGCCCTGCTGTTCGGCGGCGTCGAGGCCCTGCTGCCCGTCATGGCCCTGGCCAGCCGGGAAAGCACCGCCTTCGCCGACGCCCAGAAGGAGCTGCACGACAAGGCCGGCGCCACCGAGGCCGCCTATCGCCGGATCGCCGAGACCACCCAGCAGACCGCCGACCGGGTCAAGGCGGCGGCCGCGATCTACCGCGTGGAGTTGGGCGACCGGTTGCTGTCGGCGGTTCAGCCGGCCATGTCCGGGCTGGCCAACAACTTCGACGCGGTGACCGGGGCGGCCGAGACCGCCGCCTTGGCGCTGGGCGCGGTCTTCGTGGCACGCGGGGTCGGGCCGGCGGTCCAGGCCGCCGGGCAGTTCGCTACGGCACAGGCCGCCATGCGCGGCGAGCTGGTGGCCAACACCGGGCATCTGCTGGCCAAGGAGGCGGCGCTGCGCGCCGGGGCTGCCGCCACGGTGGAGGCGGCCACCGCCGACCTCGCCGCCGCCAAGGCCGCCCAGACCAAGGCGCGCTCCGACCTCGCCGCCCGCGCCGCCCAGATGGAAAACGCCGTGGCGGTGGACGGCGCCATCGGCAAGACCGCCCGGCTGATCCAGGCCGAGGAGGCGCTGACCGCCGCCCGCGCCACCCGCGCCACCCGCGCCGCCGCCGACGCGCGGGTCGCCGAGACCACGGTCGCGCTGACCATGGCGCAGGACGCCCAGGCCTCGGCCATCGCCCGCACCGGGCTGGCCGCCACCGTGGCCTCGCGCGGCATGGCGGTGCTGTCCGGAGCCATGGCGCTGGTCGGCGGTCCGGTGGGCGCGGCGCTGCTGGCCGGCGCCGCCGCCGTCGCGGTGTTCTCCAGCGGCATGACCGCGTCGGAGAAGGCGACCCGCCTGCACGGCGAGGCCATGCGCGATTTCGACGCCGCCTTCGACCGCAGCACCGGCAAGGTCAAGACGATGACGGAGGCGGTCGCCGCCCTGCGCCGTCAGAACCTGGAGGCCGCCCGCGACGCCGCCCTGGCGGCGGTCAAGCAGGAAGAGACCTACGCCCGCGCCGGCTCCTTCAAGATCGACCGCGCCGCCTACGAGTCCGGCCTGTCCAAGGCCGACGCGGCCAAGGTCTTCGCCCCGGCGCGCGACCTGCAACAGCAGTTTCTCGCCGGCACGATCGGCGCCGAGGAGCTGTTCGCCGCCATCGACAAGCTGGCCCGGCAGGACGAGCGGCTGAAGCCGCTGGCCAAGGCGTTTTCCGAGTGGGCCGCGCCGCTGGCCAAGGCCAAGCAGGAGGTCAAGGAGAGCGAGGCGGGGCTGGCGCTGCTGAACGGCACCGCCGACGACGCGGCCAAGGCGGTGCTGGGCATCGGCAGCAACGCGGCGACGGCGGCGACCGGGTTCCAGACCATGGGCGGGGAGGTGGCCGGGCTGACGGCCAAGCTCGCCGATCTGGCCGCCAAGGCGAAGCTGCTGGAGGTGCCGGCCGGCTACCAGCGCCGGCTGGCCGAGTTGGTCGGGCCGGAGCCGGCCAACGGCGACGCCAAGGATCTCGCCCTCTGGCGCAAGAAGCGCGACGCGGCCGACGCCACGCTGCGCCCGATCGTCGGGCTGGAGACCCGCGACCAGACGGCCGAGCTGGAGCGGCAGGCCAACGGGCAGCGCCTGCTGGCCGGCGCCGTCAGCGACGCGGCCAAGGCCCAGGCGCAGAACCGCGTCGAGTTGGCCAAGGTGGCGCTGGAGTATCCCGGCCTCGGCGCCGAGACGGCCAAGACGCTGCTGACCACCAAGGACTTCGGCGCGGTGCTGAAGACGCTGCCGCTCGATCTGCAACAGCGCTGGGCGGTGCTGCAATCGTCGTCGCAGGCGCAGCTGGCCGGGGCGGCGGCGCAGGGCACGGTGCAGCTGACGTTGCAGACCGAGGCGCAGGCGCGTCTGGCCGCCGCCGCCGGCAAGGGCGAGGCGGCGACCCGGCGGGCGACGATCGAGAACCAGGTCGCGGCGGCGGCGGTCCATGGGCTGGCGGCGGCGACGCGCACCAACCTGGAGGCGCAGGAAAAATCCACCCAGCAGCAGCTCCGCTCCGAGTCCAGCCAGCCGATCCTGGCTCACATCGAGAACCAGAAGGCGCTGGTGGCGGCCTACGCCAAGGGGCCGGCGGCGGTGCAGGCGGCGGAGGTCGCCGAGAAGGCGCACACGCTGGCGCTGAAGGAGGGCGAGGAGGGCACGGCCAAATACGCCGAGGCCAAGGCGCACTACATCGCCCTCCTGGAAGAGGAGGCGCGCGGGGCGGCGGCGGTGGCGGCCGGGCCGCTGTTGCAACAGCAGCGCGACCAGCTGGCGCTGGGCCAAAAGCAGATCCTTCTGATCGGCGCCTCGGCCGAGCAGCGCGCGGTGGAGCTGGCGCGCACCCAGGCGCTGATCGATCTGCGGGCCAAGAACATCGATTCGGCGAGCAAGGAGGGGCAGACCTACCTCGCCAACGCCGAGGCCCTGGCCAAGCAAGGCCTGGAGCTGGAGCGCACCAACGCGGCCTATGACGAGCTGGCCAAGTTTGGCGAGCGCGGCATGGACGCCGTGCTGGACAAGCTGGTGGCGGCGGGCAAATCGACCATGTCCTGGGCCGACGCGGTCAGCGCGGTCGGGGTCGAGTTTCAGCAGCTCGCCATGAAGATGGCGCTCATCAACCCGATCAAGAACGCGGTGCTCGGAACCAACCTGCCGACCCTGTTCGACTTCGGGTCGATCGGCGGGGCCTCGGGCGGGGGCGGTGGGATCTCGGCCGAGGGCACGCTGCTGAGCAACGGCTCCAGCATGCTGCAAAATCAGGGCTTGTCCTGGGGCATGTCCAAGCTCGGCGTCAGCCCGACCAGCATGCTGGACAGCTTCGGCACCAACTACCTGGGGATCGCCCCGACGCTGGCCTCCTCCGGCTACGTCGCGCCCACGGTGACGCTGGCCAACGGTTCGGTGGTGCAGGCCAGCTCCGCCGTGCAGGCCTCCCAGCTCGCCAACCTCGCGGAGACCTCCTCGGCCTTCGCCGGCTCGGCCGGCGGGGGTGCCGGCGGCATCGCCGGCAGCGGAGTCGGGCTGGGCACCGCCGCCATGGGCGTGGTCGGCGCGGCCGGCGCCGGCTACATGGTCGGCGGCTATCTCGGCACCAAGACCAACAGCAAGGCGGTCGGCGCGGCCGGCGGCGCGGCGGCCGGCGCCATGTACGGTACGATGATCCTGCCCGGCTGGGGCACGGCGATCGGCGCCATCGTCGGCGCCATCGCCGGCATGGTCGGCACCCAGAAGAAGTCCTCCGGTCCCAACGGCGAGTCGGTCCTCGCCGCCAGCGACAAGGGCATCACCGTCTCCCGCAACATGACGGACAACGACGGGGACGACAGCTACACCAAGCAGCTGGGCGACACCGCCTCCACCGCGCTCAACGCGCTGATCGGGGTGGTGGGCGATAAGTTCACCCCGAACAAGGGCGGCGAGTTCGGCTCGGTCCGCTGGGCGGCCAACACCGACAAATACACGTCGCGCGTCGGCGGCATCGACCAATCCTTCGATGACGCGGACCAAGCGATGCAGGATTTCCTGCGCCGCACGCTCCAGCTCTACGCCGGCACCGGCGAGCTGGCCGGGGTCAACGCCGACGTGAAAAAGGCGCTGTCCACCAGCACCGCGAAGAACTCGGAAGACCTCGCCACCGACTTGGCCTTCGCCGACGGCTTCCGGTCGCAGTTCGACGCGATGAACGCGTCGCTCAACCCGACCAACAACCAACTGAAGGTGTTCACGGACAACGCCAAGGCGCTGGGCGAGCAGATCAAGACCAACATCACCGATTGGCGGAGCAAGGCCTCCGAGTTGGGGCTGGCGACCGAGACCGAGCTGACCGAGGCGGCCCGGCGCGGCATCACCGCCATGATGGGGCTGGGGCCGGCGATCGCCCCGCTGGTCGGGATGCCCGCCGTCACCGAGCAGGCCCGCATCGAATTCGAGGCGTTCCGCCCGGCGCTGGTCGGGCTGGGCTACTCGGCGACCGAGGTGGCGGACCTCGCCGTCCGCTACACCGCCAAGGCGAAGGACGCCTACAACGACAGTGCGGCCTTGCTTCAGCGGCAGGGCGCGGTGTCCGTCGCGGCGCTGACCAACAGCTTTGCCCGTCTCTCCACCGCCGACCAGTTCCGCGCGGCCGGCGCCAGCAAGGACACGGTGACGGCGCCCGCCTTCGCGGCGCTCGCCGGCACCCTCGACTCGATGGCGGCGACCGCCCAGCGCGGCGCCCTGACGGTCGCGGACGTGAATTGGCAGATGGGCGCCCTCAACAAGACGCTGTACGACGGCGTGCTGACGGTGGAGCAGTACGGCAGCGCCGTCAGCTTGGTGACGGGAGCCTTCCAGGCCAGCCAGCAGGTTCTCAGCACGCTGCGGCAGGGCTGGGCGAGCATCCAGGCGATCACCGAGCCGAACCGTAAGCAGACCGCCGCCGACGTGCTGAACGGCGCCATGGTCAACGGCGGCGCCGAGGGCGTGGCGGCTTTCTCCGAACGGCTCCAGGGGCTGTTCACGGCGATCCACGCCGGCACCGCCTCGTTCGAGGAGCTGGGCGCCACCTACCGCCAGTTGGTGCCGCTGTTCCAGTCTGGCGTCCTCACCGGCGACCAGTTCAACACCGTCATCGGCGCGATGGCGGAGACCTGGAAGACGGCCAAGACGACCGCCGCCGCCACGGCGGCGTATCAGTCCGACCTCAACGCGCGGATGCACACCGCCGTGGGCCGCCTGCGCACCGCCGGGCTGCTGACGCTGGACCAGCAGCAGGCCAAGGAGCTGGCCGACGCCCAGGACAACGGGCGCGACACCGCCGGGCTGCTGATGATCCAGGCGGCCGAGCGCGCGGCCCAGGCCTTCACGCTGGCGCAGCAGGACGTGACGGAGTGGTACGACCGCCAGATCACCGCCCAGCAGGACATCGTGACCGCGCTTCAGGACGGCGCGGTGAAGGTGGCGCAGTTCGCCCGCCAGTTCGCCGACGCGCGCGGCGCCTTGCGCGAGGGCGAGGATTCGCCGCTGGCGCCGGGCGTGAAGATGGCCGAGGCGGAGGCGCGCTTCCGCACCGCCTACGCCACGGCGACGTCGACCACCGCGACCGAGACCGAGACGGAGGCCGCTCGTCAGCTCCTCCTCCAACTCGGTCCGCAGCTGGTGGCGATGGAGAAGGCGGCCAGCGGTCAAACCGCCTCGGCCCTGTTCAACTTGGTCGACAGTGTCTTCCGCGAGCTGGGCGACGCCACGGCGCTGGGGGTGGACACCGCCGACCGCCAGCTGGAGACCGCCCAGAACACCCTGAAGGAGCTGCAAAAGGCCCGCACCGACGCGGCCAACCTGGGGCAGCGCCAGCTCGGCAGCCTGACCGACCTCACCAGCGTGATGAACCAGAGCTACGCGGTGTGGCAGGCGGCGCTGGTGCCGTTGCAGGGCCTCACCGGCACGACCTCGGGCGCCACGCTGGCGCAGATGACCACCGGCCTGACCGCCGGGTCGCTGCCCGCCGTGATGACCTGGGCGCGGGCGCAGGGTGCCGGCACGGTGCAGCAGGTTCTCCAGGCGGCCGACGCCCAACTCGGTTGGGCCAACAACCCCTACCGCTACACCTCGCCGGCCGAGCTTCAGCCGGTTGGTCAGTACATGTCGGGGGACGATTTCCTCGGCGTGATGCGTTCGATCGGCTTTACCGGCGACGTGGGGGCGGCGAACAGCTGGATCGCCGCCTACGGCAAGGCGGGCGTGTACGAGGCGGCGGTGCGGGCCTGGGCGCACGACCATGGCGTGCCCGGCTTCGAGACCGGCGGAGTCATCGGCAACGGCGCTTTTGGCCGGGACTCGGTGCTGGCCCGCTTTGCCGGCGGCGGCACGGTGATGCTGGCCGGCGGTGAAGGGGTGCTGACGGCTGGCGCCACCTCGGCCATTGGATCGGACGCCGTCGCCTACATCAACCGCCACCACGCGCTGCCGGCGCTCGATGTCGCCCCGCCGTCGCCGACCATCGCCTTCCGCCGCCCCGACCTGAGCACCGGCGGCGGGGCCGGGGTGGCGGAGTTGGTGGCCGCCGTCGAGGGCCTGCGCGCCGAGGTCCGCGCCATCGGCGACGCCGACCGCACCCAGCGCGCCCGCATCGGCGGCGACGCCGCCGCCCTGCTGGAGCGCATCGAGTCGACCACCGCCGACCTGTCCAAGAAACTCGCCAACACCCGGAGGGCCGCCTGATGAAGGTGCGTCTGATCGACCTGCTTTGTTACCACAAGCCCAGCGGCCACGTTCACCGCTGGCACCTCGCCACCTTTCCCGGCTACCAGTCCGGCCCGGCCGACACCCCGGCCTCGGTGACGTGGTTGCCGCTGGTGACGGCCGGCGCCGACGCCTCGGTGCTGATCGGCAGCCTGGGCGCCGCCGACGGGCAGGCCGAGCTGCGCATCGGCGACCTCGTCCTGCGCAACGAGCGGACCCGCCTTCCGGCGGCGCGCTGGGCCAACGTCCTCGATGTCACCACCGGGACGTGGCTGCGGGTGGAGCTGGACGAGCGGCCGCTCAACATCCTGCTGACCGATTACGTCCTCCAGTCGATCACCGAGCGGGAGATCGAGGCGGACGCCCCGCTGGCCACGGCGGTGACGATCTGGAGCGCGCGCGCCGGGCTGCCCAAGCCCAAGCGCACCGAGATCGCCGTGCCGATCCACGATTTCCGGTTGGATTTCGACACGCCGGTCCAGGTCGCGCGTTACGCCGGCACCGGCGGCTTGGAGGGGCCGGAGGAGCTGAAGGACGTGCTGAAGGAGGTGCCGCTCGGGCACTGCCCGATGGCGCGGCCGACCTACCTGGGCATCGTCGGCGGCTATCACCGCTGGTCGGTGGGCGGCGGCCAACCGGTGCAGGACGTGCCGCGCGGCTGGTCCTCGGGCGTCGCCGTCCTCAAGCAGGCCGGCGCCACCCCCAGCACCAACGCCTACTACACCGTGGACCTCGCCACCGGGATCCTCACCACCACCGTCAAATACGCCGACTTCCGGGTCGAGGTGCTGGGCCGCCGGTTCGCGGGAGTCTACCAGCACCGCATCGGCGCGCTGATCGGCGCGCTCGCCACCTCGGCCGGGCTGGTGACGGCGGTGGACAGCGCCGGCATGGACGAGGCGCCGCGCACCGTAGGGATGTTCCTGGCGGCCGGCGACGGCGCCAGCCACGCCAGCGTCTACGCCAAGCTGGTGGGCTCGGTGCCGCGCGGCGGTTGGTATCTTGGCACCGCCGGGCAGCTGGTGGTGACGCGGGTGCCACATCCCGACGCGGCCACCCCGCTGCGCCGCTACAGCACCGCCGCCGGCACCACCACCGGGCTGGTTCACATCGAGGGCCAGCACAGCCCGCCGGCCAAACAGGTGGTGCTGCGCTACGCCCACAACCCCAGCCCCGGCAACACGGTGGCCGACGACGCCCTGCCCAACCTCGCGGACGTGACTCGCTGGAAACAGGAATGGCGCGAGGCGGCCTCGGCGACCGACGCCGGCATCGTCGCCGCCTACGGCAACGCCGCCAAGGTGGCCACCGTCGAGACGGCGCTGACGCTGGAGGCCGACGCCCAGGCCGAGCTGCCCGGCTGGGTGGCGGAGCTGGCCAGCCCGCCGTCGCTCTACGAGCTGCCGGCGCTGGACGGCGCCCCCGGCCTGTGGATCGGCGACACCGTCACGGTGGAGGACGACATCGCCGGTTTCGAGGAGGACGGCGCCCCGGTGGTGATCTACGGCCGGACCATCGCCGACCGCACCGGCGGCGCCACCCTCTACGTGGCGCGCTGACATGGCGGGACTCCTGGCCCACATCAACGAGGTTGCCGAACAACCCTGCGCGGTCACCGGCGCGGCCGGCGACTGGAGCCTGACGGCGCCGCTCGACGCCATGAAGGGCCTGCCGCTGGTCGACGCCGCCGTCTCCACCCGGATCGGCACCGTGGACGCCCCGGTGGTCTTCGAGATCGAGTTCGAGCGGCCGACCTTCTTGACCTACGCCGGCCTCTTCCGGACGAATTTCTGGAAGACCGGCCGGGTGCGCTTCGAGGCGTTCAAGACGACGGCACGCGATGCGCTCGCCTTCAGCACCCAGGGCGTGGTCGGCATCGACCGGCTGGTGCTGCCGGGGCTGTACGATCCCAAGACCCTGCGCTTCGGCGCGGAAAACACCCTGTTCGGCCAGCTGGGCGCGCGGGAATACCTGCGCTACCCGACGAACATCCACGTCGTCCTGCCGCTGGTCTCGGCCCAGGTGCTGCGCTGGACCGTCTACGGTCCGGCCTACCGCGTCCTCGGCTCGGGTTACAGCACCAGCGAGACCGCCTATCGCATCGGCCACGCTTGGGCGGGCGACAGCCTCCAGTTCGAGCGGCACGTCGGCGGTTCGGGCGAGGGCTACAAGCGCGGCGGCAAGGTCACCGAGCTGGCCGGCGGCGGCGTCTCGGTGGAGCCGGGGCGCGGCCGGCGGCTGGCCACGCTGGACCGGCAGGTCAACGAGGCCGGCGACCGCGACCGTCTCTACGACCTCGTCACCTTCCTGGACGCCGACCGCCCGGCGGTGTGGCTGCCCGACACCGACAGCCCCTTCGATTGCTTCCGCTACGGCGGGCTCTACCAAGTCCTTGAGGACTATGCCCACAAGTACCTCAACGACCGGCACACCGCCTCCACCCTTTCCCTCGGCGAGGTCACGACATGAGTTGGCTCACGGACATGCTGGGAGCGGCCAACCGGCTGCTGACCTACTACAACGGCGATGAGAAGACGGCGCTGAACCCTGGCGGCATGACCGGGCCGGACGGCATGGCGCAGAACTGGGATCCCTGCATCCGCGACCTCGGCACCGGCCTCAAGGGCGTGGGCGAGGCGCTGACCAGCATGGCGGCGAGCGAGACCGCCGCCACCGGGTCGGCCACCGCCGCCGCCGGCAGCGCCGCCGGGGCGGCGGGCAGCGCGGCGGCGGCGCACACCGATCGCGTGGTGGCCGATGCCGACGCCCAGGCGACGGCGGCCGACCGGCTGGCGGTGGCGGCCGACAAGACGGCGGTCCATGCCGACCGGGTCGCGGCCGACGCTGACGCCCAGGCGACCGCCGCCGACCGGCTGGCCGTCGCCACGGACAAGACGGCGACGCACGCCGATCGCGTGGCGGCCGACGCCGACGCAGCCGCCACGGCGGCCGACCGGCTGGCGGTGGCGGCGGACAAGGCCACGGTCGCCGCCGACAAAAGCGCGACGCACACCGACCGGCTGGCGGCCGACGCGGCGGCGGCGCAGGCGCAAGCCGCCGCCGCCGGGGTGAACCTGCCCATCGTCTCGGCCGCCGATGCGGGCAAGAGCCTGATCGTCAACCCCAGCGGTACCGGCTTCCTGACGGGCGACGTCGGCCTGTCTCTCGCTCAACAGCACGCCCTCGCGGCGTCCTTCCTCTGACAACCGGAGTTTCCCAGCATGGCGACCAAGTCCACCGCCGTTTTCCCGCAGACCTTGGTGTCGGGCAACGCCGTGACCACGGCGGCCAACGTCACACTGACCGGCACTCCCGACAACACAGTCCCGCTGCTGACGGCGCCGAGCGACGGCGCCGAGATCAACGGCCTCACCGTGCTGCCATGCGCCACCTGTGCGGCGACCGTGGCCTACCTCTACGCCAGCAAGGACACCGGCACCACCAAGAGGCTGATCGCCGCTAAGCTGGTCGCCGCCACCACGGTTTCGACAACCGCCGCAGCGACGGCGGTCGATTTCGGCTTTTCGGACAGCAACCTGTTGCTGCTGGCCGGCAACGAGCAGCTTTTCGTCGGCACCAGCGTGGCTCTGGCCGCCGGCTTCAGCTGGCACGCCCAGGGGCGCGGCTACACGGGGAGTGTCTGACCATGCCGGGTTTCCGACCTTTCGGGCGAATGGGCCGGGCGCTGGGCCGGGCGCCGTCGGTGGCGACCCGCACGGCTGCCTCTGGAGTGTGGCGCATCAAGCTGTGGGGCGGGGCGGGTGGTGCCGGCTCGTCTCGGCCGAGCGACACTATAGCTGGATATGTCGTGGATGTGCCGCTGGCCGATGGTGACACACTCGACCTCTACATCGGGCAGGGTGGCATCATGGGCGGACAGGGGACCACGCCGGACCCGGCCGGCGGCAACGGCGGTCCCCCCGGCGCCTCCAACGGATCGCCCAACACCGCTGGCGGCGGCGGTGCCCGCAGCTCGCTCTACCTGCGCGGCAGCCTCTTGCTCGTTTCAGCCGGCTCCCCAGGTGGGGGCATCGCCTACAACGGCAGTGGGGGGCACGCCACCGACACGGCGGCTGGTGCGGCGGGCGGCAACGGGTCGGCGGGCAGCGGTCCCAACGGCGGTGCCGGCGGACCCGCCGCCAACAACACCGACAACCCCGGCGGCGGCGGCTCGGGAGGGCGGTGGGGCGGCGGCGGCGGCGGCTGCGGGAGCAGCACCAATTCGGCTCCCAGCCAAGCGGGCGGGTACGGGTCCAGCTTCGTTTCGCCTCTCTGCACGCTCGTGGGCAGCGCGGCAGCGGCGAGCAGTGAATACGGCTACGTCGCAGGTGTGGCGCTGGGTGTCGCCGCCAGTTCCAGCGTCCGGGGCGGCTCGGGCGAAGCGTTCTTCATTTCGCCCAGCGGTGAGACCGCAACGTTTCTCTACACGGGCGCGCGGGTGGGCCTGCTCGTCCGGCAAGGGCGCATCTTCCAAATCTGACCGGGGTTGACCGACCATGCATTACCCAATCCGCACCGCAGACCGGGCACTCCTCGGTCCCGCCGCTCCGCTGCCGACCGAGCTGGTCGGGCTTGCTCCCGAGAGCTTGGCGGATCTGCCGGTCGCGCTCGATCCCTGCCCGCAGGCGTACCAAGGTCTCGGCTACTGGCCGCAGGTGAGGGGCACGACCGACCACGATCCGGAGACGCAGCGCGTATCGGATCAAGCGGAGGAGGTGCCCGACGGCGAGGCCCACGTCGTCATCGTCCGGCCGCTGGTGGTCAACCTGACGCCGGCCGAGATCGAGGCGCGCGAGGCTGCGCGGCTTTCTGCGGCCCGCGTTGCCAAGGTGGCCGCCATCAATGGTGAACGTGACCGCCGGCTCTCCATCGGTGCGCCCTACGCCGAGAAGCGGATCGAGGTGTCCGACAAGGGGCGGGCCGACCTGGGCGGCATGGTGTCGGCGGCGATCCTGGCAACCAGTGGCGCGGCGCCGTGGGGCGAGGGCTACGCGCGGGGCTGGATCGCCATGGACAACGAGCGGGTACCGCTGTCCACGCCGATGGACGGCATCGCCCTCGCCGCGTCGGTGGGCAACTGGTACGGCCTCACCATGCAGCATGCCCGCGATTTGAAGGATGCCGCCCTGGCCGGCGATCCGGCTGTAGTGGAAGAGCTGGCCGGCTGGCCCGACTGACCACCGCGACAACATTCCAACCCCGATCGACCGACCGGCAGCCTGGGCATCGACGCCGCTCTCGCGGTCGCGCTGACTGTCTGACGGTGGCATGTCGATTTTTCCGACCGCTTCGGAGGTCGGACAGCGCAACCCGCCGCCCACAACCGAACCCGCCCCCCTCCGATTCGTCAACCACGCCGCCCGGCCCGCGCCCGGCGGCTTTTTCGTGCTGAAGGAGACATCCATGCGCGCCGTTCCGCAATCCTGCATCGAGCTGGTGAAGGCCGCCGAGGGCCTGCGCCTCACCGCCTACCCGGATCCCGCCAGCGGCGGCGCTCCGTGGACGATCGGCTTCGGTCACACCGGGGCGGACGTTCACCCCGGCCTGACCATCACCCAGGCGCGCGCCGAGGAACTGCTGGCCGCCGATCTGGCCGAGGCGGCGGAGTTGGTCGACCGCGTCGTCACCGCGCCGCTGACCGACGCCCAGTTCGGTGCGCTGGTCTCCTTCGTCTTCAACGTCGGTGCCGGCCGGAAAGCCAAGGGCAAGGACACCGGCAAGGACGGGTTCGTCACCCTGAAGACCGGCAAGCCCTCGACGCTGTTGGTCAAGCTCAACGCCGGGGACCACGCCGGTGCGTCGGCCGAGTTCAGCAAGTGGACGCGCGGGGATGGGAAGGTGATGGCCGGCTTGGTCAAGCGGCGCGCGGCCGAGGTGGCGCTGTTCCTGTCCGACACCGACACCCCGGTCACGCGCTCGCCCGAGCCGGCGCCGGCCATGAAGCCGATGACGCAGTCGGTGGCGGTGCAGTCCGGTGGTGGCGCGCTGGGGCTGGCCACCGTCGCGGTGGTGATCGACCAAGCCCGCGACGTGTCGGAGTCGGTGCGCGGCCTGCTGGAGGCGCTGCCCTCCGGCGCCTTGGGCTGGGGCGTCGCCGCGCTGCTGGGCGTGGCGGTGGTGGTGATGCTGGTCCGGCGCTGGGACGACCAGCGCAAGGCGGCGTGATGGCCATCCTTGCCGCGCTGTGGGGCCGGGTCGGTCCCATCCTGATCGCCATCGGCGCCGTGCTGCTGGCGATCGTCACCTTCGGCGCCGCCCAGCGCCGGGCCGGGCGGCAGGACGCCGCCGCCGAGGCGACCACCCAGACACTCCAGAACGCACAGGTGCGCCATGACATCGAGGACGATCTGCGCCGGGCTGGCCCTGGCGCTGCTGACCGGCTGCGCGACCAATGGTCCCGCGACTGAGGGGAGTTGCGCGGCGTTCCGCCCGGTCTACGTCAGCCGGGCCGACACGCTGACCGAGGGCACGGCGGAGCAACTCCTCGCGCACAACCGTACCGGGGCGCGGCTGTGCGGGTGGAAACCCGCGCGCTGAAGGCGGGGCCAAACCGTTCCCTGGGGAACGGTTTGGCTATCAGGGTTGCCGGTTGATGGCAGTTTCTGACCCAAAGCGGACTTTGGATGCCATACCCAAGGCGTCCGCTTTGCCACCCTTTGACGGACACGGTGCCGGAGCAAGGGGAGGCGGGCCGGAGCCTCCCCCCCCTTGCCGGTTCAGAGCGTCACGAACCAAGCGCTCGACACCGCGGCAGGTTGGATGCCGACCAGGGTGACGATGTCGCTGGTGCCGTAGACGATCACCGCGTCGCCACTCGCGTTGATGTCCACGCTGTAGGCCTGACCAGCCGCCAGACCGATCCGGTCGCCCTGGGCCGCGTCGAAGTCGGTGATGGTGTCCAAGCCGTCCCCCGAGGCGAACGCGAACAGATCGGCACCGCTGCCGCCGGTCAGTACGTCGTTGCCCAGGCCGCCCAGCAGCGTGTCATTGCCGGCACCGCCATCGAGCGTGTCGTTCCCGACGTTCCCCGCCAGCCAGTTGTCCAGACCGTTGCCGATGCCGCTGGCATCGCCGCCCTGGAACACCAGCCGCTCCATGTTGTCGCCCAGCGTAAAGGCCGACAGGGTGGTCCGCACCTCGTCGATGCCGGCGTCGACACCTTCGATCACCGTGTCGCCGACGCTGTCCACCACATAGACATCGTCGCCGAGCCCGCCGATCAGGGTATCTGCACCGAGTCCACCATCCAGCGTGTCGGTGCCCGTGCCGCCCGCGATCAGGTTGTCCAGCGCATTGCCGGTTCCGGCAAATGCCGCCGTGCCAGTGTAGGTCAGGGTTTCCACCCCCTCGGTCAGGGTGTAGCCGGTCAGGGCGGTTCGCACCTCGTCGATGCCCTCGCCAGCCAGTTCGACCACCTGATCGCCGAGGTTGCCGACGAGATAGACGTCGTTGCCAGCCCCGCCGATCAGCAGGTTGCTCCCCGCCCCGCCATCCAGGGTGTCGGCCCCATCGCCGCCGCTGAGCGTGTCGTTGCCGAGCCCTCCGGTCAGCCGGTTGTCGAGCGCGTTGCCGGTGCCGGTAAAGTCGCCCGTGCCGGTGGAGGTCAGGGCCTCGACATTGGCGCCCAGCAGGTAGCTCGACAGGCTGGTGCGGACCTCGTCGCTGCCCTGGCCGGCCAGTTCCGTCACCACGTCGCCGGCATCGTCGACGATGTAGACGTCGTTGCCAGCCCCGCCGGCCATGCTGTCCGCCCCCAGCCCGCCGTCGAGGAGGTTGGCACCGCCGTTACCGGTCAGCACGTTGTTCAGTTCGTTGCCGGTGGCGCTGATCGCCACCGAGCCGGTCAGTGTCAGGTTGTCGATGTTGGCGCCCAGCGTCCAGCCGATCGAGGCGTTTACCGTATCGATCCCTTCGCCGGCCAACTCCGTCACCATGTCGCCGACATTGTCGACAACGTAGGTGTCGTTGCCGGTGCCCCCGATCAGCGTGTCGGCACCACCGCCACCATTCAGCGTGTCATCGCCCTCCAGCCCGGTCAGCAGATTGGCGGCACCATTGCCGGTTAGCAGGTTGTTGGCCGCGTTGCCGGTTCCGGCAATGGCAGCCGAACCAGTCAGGGTAAGATTCTCAAAATCGGCCAGTAGGGTGTAACTGATTGAACTCTGCACCGTGTCGGTGCCCTCACCCGGCAATTCGATCAGCACATCGCCAACATTGTCTATCACGTAGGTGTCGTTGCCGGTTCCGCCAATCAGCGTGTCGGCTCCGGCCCCGCCGTTGAGCGTGTCATTGCCGTCCAAGCCAATCAGCGTGTTGGCAGCGGCAGTGCCGATCAGGTTGTTGTTGAGCGCGTTACCAGTGCCCGTCAGGGCTCCCCCGGTCAACACCAGTGCCTCGACGTTGGTGCCCAGCGTATAGTCAATGGCGCTACGCACTGTGTCGCTGCCTTGGCCAGCCAGTTCCACCACCACATCGCCGATGTCGTCGATGATGTAAGTGTCGTTACCGAGCCCTCCGAGCAAGCTGTCGGCACCCATTCCTCCATCCAGCCAATCCTGGCCGGCATTTCCGAACAGGGTGTCGGCCCCCTCCAGTCCGAAAAGCGTATCGTTCCCGCCACCGCCGACAATCATGTTATCCAGGCCGTTGCCGGTCCCGGCGAAATTGCCGCCGCCGATGTAGGAAAGATTCTCCAGATTGGTGCCCAGTGTGTAGGCCGCCAGCGTAACGCGGATTTCGTCGACGCCTTCGCCGGCCAGTTCGGTTACGACATCACCGACGTTGTCCACGACATAGATGTCATTGCCGCTCCCGCCGACCAAAGTATCGCTGCCAAAACCTCCATCAAGCGTGTCGTTCCCGCTACCGCCGACGATGAGGTTGTTCAAAGTGTTGCCGACACCGGTGAAGTGCCCGCTTCCGCTGTATCTCAGATCCTCGATGTCGTTCCCCAGCCCATAGATGGCAAGCGATGTCCTAACCTCATCGTGCCCTTCGTTTGGCAGCTCTAAAACCACGTCGCCGGTGTCCGAAACGATGTAAATATCGTTTCCCGCTCCACCCACGAGGAGATCGTCTCCACCTTGTCCATCCAGCACGTCCGCGCCGTCCGCGCCGTAAAGCACATCCCGGCTGGCACCGCCCAAAAGTGTGTCGGCTCCTGGACCGCCGATTATCCGATCACTCAT